GTGACCCGAGCGGCGTCCACTGCGGCCAGGTACGCGGCGATCCTGGACAGCACGACGGCGTTCAGCCAGTAGGCCAGGCGGCCGGCGGCCACCCGGTCGATGTTCGGGTCGCGGTGGCAGTTGTACCACTGCTGCACGTCGGCGGGCCGGAACGGGAACTCGACGGGTGAGCACACCCGGTCGACGTGAGTGACGACGGGCGCTGGTGCGGATGGTGAGGTCTGTGCTGCTGCGGGGGTGCCGCACCCGACGAGGGTTATGGCAATGATGATGGTGGCGGTGATGCGTCGGAGATGAATGACATAACTTCCTTGGTGGGGGTCATGGCCTCGGCACGCCATGCGGAAATCGCATGACCCCGGCCGGTGGCGGGACGCGAAAGAGGCCCCACCACTGGGGCGGGGCCTCTCGTGTTGCGTTCTTGGGCGCTAGCGGGGCTTCACGCCTTCACGGCGCCGCTTGCGCTCGGCGTCCCGCAGCGTCTTCCGGTTCAAGTCCTCGAGCGACGGCGGGGCAGCGAACGCCCGATGCGGAGCCGGGCACCGCTCGGCGTTGTTGTGGACGTGAACCCACCCACCCCCGAACTTGGTGGTCGCGCACCCGGCAACCTCACGGCCGCACGTCCTGCACTTCGGCCCGTTGCTCACGGCGGGATCGTCCCGCCGAGCGCTTCGATGGCCCGGACCAGTCGGGCTTCGCGGGTGCGGCAGTCGTCCACGGCGCGTTTCGCCTGCGCCATGTCGGTGTGCAGCGAGTCGGTCTCGGCTTCGAGGGCGTCGATCCGGTCCCGCAGGCGGCCGATGGTGACCTCCTGCTCCTTCGTGAGCTCCATGTACTGGACGGTGAAGTCGCGTTGGTAGGAGATGGCGAGCCGCCCGAGGTAGGTGACGAGGAGGACGACGGCTCCGAGGGTGCCGAGGGTGCGGGCGAGCGCTACGAGTGCGTCGACGTCAGAGACCTGCATGGCGTCGCCTCCACCGGTGCAAGCTGGGGACGGTGAGCAGCCACACGGCGAACACCATCCACGCTGTCGCCATCCACACGCTCCCGCCGATGATCTCCGACTTGCGGGGCACGCCGTCCTGGCCGATCACGAGGATGGTGAGGCCGCGGGAGAGGGTGGCGGTGAGCCCAGCGACCATCGCCAGGAACCGGGTGGTCTCGTCGGGGTGGACGGCTGCGGCGAGCGAGGAGACCAGGGCGAGGAGGAACGCACAGCGGGTGAGCCATGACGTGTGGAGGCCGAAGAGGTTGATCGGCTCCGCCCACGCGCCCAGCCCGAACACCCCGGCGAACACGAGTGGCGTGTAGACGAGCCCGATGCGGTCGTCGAGGTCCCAGCGCACGGCGATCAGCGGCCTTTGACCAGGGCGGCGTAGATGATCCACGCCCACGTATCGGCGTCCACGATCCCCGTGACGGGCAGCCCGAAGAACGTCTGCACCCCCTTGACCTTCGCCCTGGTCGCTGTGCCGTAGACGCCGGTGCGGGCCAGGCCGAGGAGCTGCTGCAGCTTGGCGACGGCCCGGCGGTGCGGGTGACGGCGGTGGCCCTGGCCGAGCACGGGAAGCGCTGCGGCCTTCTTCTGCGCGGCGATGAACACCAGCGCCTTCTGGTCATCGGTGAGCGGCGGCGGGCCGGCGTGGGCATCCACGACACCCGTGGCGAGATCGGCGGGGGTGCACACGATCTCGTAGTGCATCGGGTCTTTGATGTTGCGGTAGTTGCCGCCCCATCCCCACACGGGCCGACCGTTGCGGGTGCGGAGCGCTTCGATCTCCGCGACCATCCCGGCGGGCATGTCGGTCACGGTGCGGTTCGCTGCGCTGTAGGGGTTGGCCTGCCAGTTGATGTCGACGGCGATGCCGTAGGCGTGCAGCGAGTAGCCGGACCCGCCGGTGATCTGCCGGCAGACGTAGGCGCCAACGTCGGGTGCGGTCGGCTGGTACTTCCAGCGCTTCAGGACGGCGTCGAGTGCGACGCACGCGGGGATGATGCGTTGGTCGACGGTGATGGGCACGCCGGTCCAGAACTCGAACCGGGCGGTGGTGAACCGGCACGGCGGTCCCCACACGGCCCGTAGTTGGGTGGTGGCGAGTGCACCGGGGGCGGCCATCAGATCTGCCCGTGGAACTCGGCGGGGTTGCCGTGGTCGGCGTGGTCGAGTCGTGCGTCGCCGGTGACGGCCCGGTAGGGGGTGGTGAACCGCTGCGCGGCGATGGCAGCCACGATGCCGACGGCCGCACCGATGGCGGCGAGCTGGTCCGCGCCCAAGGTGGTGAAGGCGGCGAGCAGTCCGACGATGGCGGCGGTCACGGTCGCGGCGGTGACGGGCGGGTTGTTGGCGGGGGTCACGGTGTGCTCCTTGTGGGTGCGGCGTAGGCGTTGTCGCGGACGGTCTCGATGGCGGCGACAGCGTCGGCCCTGTTGCTGTACGCCTCGCTGTAGGCGAGCACCTGGCCGTTGTTGGCGACGATGCGCCACCGCCACCGTTGGCGTCGGGGGAGCTTGGACCGGATGAGCTCGAAGCGCATGGGGTGAAGTCCTCTCAGATGGCGTCGGCCGAGTCGAGGAAGAAGCTGCCCGAGATGTAGTTGATGTCGCCCGATGTGGTGGCGTCCGATGGATACACGTCGCCGGTGTCGTTGACCGTCAGGAGTTGCCCCGACTTAACCGCCGACCGCTGACGGACGAAGGGCATGATGCCGTGTGCGTTCAACGGGCGATAACCCTCGGGCAGCGTGAAGATGTAAAGCCACGAACCGTCGGTGGTGACGCACCCCACAAGGTCAACGATCCCCGTCTCGCGCATCCTGAACGCCATCTTCGGGTAGTACGTCGCTGACGCGTTCGACCAGCCGGTGTTGAACGCCGGCGCCGACCCGCCCGAGCCGACCACGATCCAGTCCTCCCACGTCGGGTACACCAGCCCCGGCCGCCTGCGACGCAATGTCATGTCGCCGCACACATGGAGGCCAGCAGCGCAAACGCTGAGGTCTCCACCGTCGTGAACACCGGCGACAGGATCGTGTACGCCGCCTCGGACGCAGCGGCATAGGCAGCCTGCGCCGGACCCAACCCCTGCGGGTCGGCCTCGGCCGCAAGCCACGCCAACCACGCCGCGAACCGCACCTCGTAGATGTCGTGCGTCTGACGGGCCGACTTCCCCTGCGTGCAAGCAGCGAAGGCGGCGTCACGTGCCACGATCCACGCCGCCAGGCCCACCGAGTCAGCCGACGTGACACCGCCAGTGACGGCCTGCCACGGCAACGGGGTCGCACGAGCCGAGTCCCACGCCAACGTATGCACCACCCCGGACACGTCCCACGCCGCGGCTCGGGCCATCTTCCTGGCACCGTCCCACGCAGCCTGACCGGCATCTGCGCCCTCGCTGTCGTACCCCCCGCCGCGGGCGCACCGCAAGGCGAGCTGCAGCGTGTCGTGATCCGTGTCGGCCACGAGGTCCGGCCACAGGTAGTGGAAGTAATCCCCGGCGATCGGGTAGTCCACTCGCCCGTCGCCCGGCAAGGTGCACCAGTCCGAGTCGGACCAGTTGTAGTCGCTGACCGCCTTCGCCACGGTCCCCGCAGCCGACAGCGCCACTTCGGTCTCGTCGGCGTCCATCGTGCCCGACGCGATCGCCGGCAGCGCCTGGAGGATGTCGGCCTCGTCCGTCATGCCGGCAACGTCCAGCCACGCCGGGCAGTAGGTGCGAATCAGCCAGTCGGTCGCGAGGTACTTGCGCTCGGCTTCGAGGCCGGCGTCCACGGTGTCGATCACACCGTCGGGCGCGACCTTCAGGTACGTTTTCAACGACTGACGGGAGTCGTCCTGCAGCGTGTCGTTCAGCGCCTTGCACCACTGCGCGATCACCGGGCTCACGTTGGCGGGGTCGGTGGTCCACGACTCGCCGGCCATCCACGCGGCGACCTCCATCATGCACCACTGCCAGTCGCCCTGATCGGGGAACAGCGAGGTCGGTTCGTCGTGCGCGCCGACCGACAGCCACGGCATCCCCAGGGGGTCCGTGCTGATCGGGTTGACGATGCCTGCCATCTAGGTAGCCACCCAGAACATCGTGAACCGGACGGAACACGTCATCGCAGAACCAGAGCTCTGCCTGATCCCGATGTGGACCTTGGCGTTTGCTGTCAGTTGAATCAGCGACGAGACTGACAGCGCCGTGACTTCGGTGCTGCCGACGGCTTCGCTTTGTGCTTCCGCCCAGATGGTGCCGGCACCGGCAGCCGTCGACGACAGGGCGATGCCGCGTTTGCCTGCGGACGACGTAGAGAAGATGGTGGTGAGGGTCGCCATGTACGCGCCGGGAGTTGCAGCCGTGCCGTAGAAGTTGTTGACCCCGGTGTAAACCCCGCCGACGTTGATGGTCACGTCGTTCCACTCGCTGGTTGACGCCACGTAGGACGGCGTCGCGAACGTGGACCCGGAAGCAACGCTCAACGATCCCGCCATCGCCGCACGGGGCCGCTGCTCGTTCAGCCACAGCATGTTGCTGTAGACCTGCTGCGACATCTTGGTCGACGTGACCTCTTCGTTCGTCGACCAGTTGACCGGGGGGTTCCACGCCATGTCTCAGAACCTCAATCTGTTGTTGTTGTCCAACCTCGAAAGGGCGATCGTCTCCGCCGACGCACCCGGCCCCGCCATGCGCCAGTAGCCGCCGGTGTTGCCGCCCACCCCGAACTGGCCGTACTGGAGCGGCGACAGGTTGAACGCCGTCTCCCACTCGTGCGGCGTGAACCGGTGCTCTATCCCTTCGATCACGGCGTCGATGTCGATGTCGGTGCCGTCCAGCGCGCGGGTGATCGTGATGCGGTCACCGAGCTCACGGGTCAGCACACGGGGGAACAGGTCCGGCAGGTTCGCCAGCGGCCAGAACGTAAGCTTCGCCGGCCGCAGCGTCGGGTTCGCCAGGTTGGCGACACGCCACTGCGCCATCGCCAGCGCCTCTTCGTCCGACGAGTAGAGCAGCCCGTTCAGCTTCTCGGACAGCCGCCAGTAGTTCGTGATGGACGTGGCGTCCTGCGCCCGTTGCGGCAGACCGGACTCGCGGGTCACGGTGCAGTCGTTGGTCATGTTCGCCTCGGAGAAGTCGAACTCGAGGTCGACGTAGTCCGCTTCGCTGAACTCGGCCCGTGTGGGCAGATTGATCTCGTGGGTGCGGGAGAAGAACACGGCGGCGCCGCTACCGGAGATGAAGAAGCGGCCTTGTTCGGTGTTCTCCACGGCGAGCAGGTGATCGAGCGCCGACTTGCCTTCGATGTTCTGCGCAGCGCCGAGCGTTGATTCTCCGGTGTTGATGATGCGGTCACCGGACGGCCACCCGACGAGGTTCAGGATGCGGGTTACGCGCGCCCCTGTGGTGTCGTTCGCCCACGGGGTCGCACCGGCCTGGTAGTGGGCCAGGACCCGAGCGGCCGAGAGCGCCGTGTTGTAGACGGCCACCTCGCAGATGTCGCCCTTGAAGCTCTTGTAACCCCACCCGGACCCGGCCTCGGTACGAACCGGAGATTTGCCGATGCGGACGAAACCGGAAGCGTCAATGGCCGTCGTTGATCCGGCCGTGTGATTCCCGCCCTGCTGCACGCCGTCCACATACAAGCGGCACACCCGCGAGGAATCGACGGTCCCAACAAGGTGGTGGATGCCGGTGTCACGCAGCACCGTCGTCCCGACCGCGGCAGTCTCAATCCCGCCGACCGTTGCCACGAACGACGGCACCCCGGTGTCATTGTTCATGACCAACCCGAAGTCGATGGTGGCGGTCGGGCCGACCGGGTGGGTCTGGCCGCAGATGAACGAGTTGTTCGTCCCGTACTTGCCGGTCTTCACCCAACACTCGATAGAGACCGGGGCGGCGAACTGGACGGCACTGGTGATGACTGCGCCGTCGGCCGACCCCTCCTGGTTGTCGCCGGTGCCGTCCAACGACACCCCGCCGGGCCCGTCGGTCACCAGAGACTGACCGGCCCTCGGTGTGCCCTTCCACGTCCCGGTGCGACCGTTGCCCGAAGCGTCGGCTACGACCGTGGCACGGGGCAGGTCATCGGCCAGACGCCACCAGCCATACGGCGAATCAGCCTCAACCGTCGGGCCGTAGATGGCGTCGAGCTCGAACCGGGACAGCAACTTGAAGCCGTCCGTGGCGGACAGAGACACCGTCGCGTCGTTCGGCGGGTCGTACATCTGCGGGAACCCGTCAATCCACCCGTCGAACAGGTACGTGATGTCAGGCGTCGTGCCCACCGACACACGGATGCGCTTGTTCGGCCTGGCCGTCGATGTCACCCACGGGTCGAACGCCCGGTCGCGGTTGTCGACCTCGATGGACAACGTGCCGGCGCTTGTGCGGTCGAACTCGGACTGTCGGCCGCGCGAGATTCGACCCGACCGGACCCGCTCGGTGATGTCGACCCACACCGGCGAGGCACCGGGCGCGGTGGAAGGCGACCACTCGAACTTGGCGGTGAGTCGGGTAACGCCGGGGTAACCCCACGCACGGGTGGCGTCAGACCATGTGCGGACACCGTCCGCCCATGCGGTCGTCGGCATCAGCTAGCGGCCGCGGCTTCGTACTCGAACGTGATGGCGAGCTGGTCGCTGGCGCCCCACGCGAACGGGACCGCCGCGCCGATCGGGTTGTGACCGTTCGCGAACCCCTCGCCCGCCACGTTGGACTGGAGCAGGACCGCCTTCGACGTGGACGCCGCCCACAGGACGGGGATCACAGCGGCGGTCGTGACTACGAAGCGGTACTGGTCGCTGTCGTCGTAGGCGAACCCGATACCGATCGGCTGGATCTTGTCGGCGGGCTGCACCGGGAGCAGCAGCCCGTAGTAGCCGGACCCGGCAACGGTGCCGGAGGAACCGAACGTGATAACGGCCTTGCCCCGCACCCAGCGGCCCTGCCGCTTGTAGTAGCCGGCGGTGGACGACCCCGACCCGAGCGTGGGTGACGTGACCGTCGCTGTCAACGTCGGGGTGTAGGAGTCATACGCCCCGACGATCTGCGTCTCGATGGCCTCCACAGCGACACCGAGCGCACGGTGGTGGTCGTCGTGCGGGTAGGTGACTGAGCCGAGTGGGGTGGTGCCGGCGATGCCGTCGGCGGGGACCCCGTCGGTGAGCTCGTCAACCGTGTTTGGATACGCCACTGTTTCTCCTCTAGCCGTTCACTCGGACGGGTACGGGGCCGTTGCGTTGCTGCCACCGGCGGAGCGCGTCCACGACCTTCTGGCCGTCCGCCTCGGTGGCGGTGCCGTGGACGTTGACCACGATTGACGCTCCGGCGGACTCGCCGGCTGAACCGGTAGACCCGACCCCTGCCGACACGGGGATCAGCGCACCCGACGGGGCGGCGGCCAGCATCGTGACCGGGGTCGACGCCTGACGGCTCCCACTACCCGACGCAGACTCGATGTCACGCAGGCTTCGCAACGATGCGGCGGCGCCGGCAATGTCGGCGTACAGCCTGCCGGTGTTCAGCCGCACGTTGGTGGTGATGTCACGCGGGATGCGATCCAACTCGGCCCGGTAGTTGTGCGCCCCGGAAATCGCCAGCGGCAAACCGGGGGTTTCGACCACCGTCCGGGCCTTGTTCGGCACCCTGCGGATCTCACCCGACAACGTCGCGAACTGGGACTGCGTGATGCGGCCGGCGTCCCGCTCGGATCGGAGCATTCCAATCGTGCTCGCTATGACCCCGTCCAACTCCTCTTGGGACGAGCCCTGTTCCTGCATCTTCGTGATGAGGTTGGCGGTCGACGTGACCACGTTGTCTTGGGCGTCGGCCATGTCGAACCATGACGCCTCGCCGTCCTGCATCGTGGCGACCATGTCCGTGATGGACTGCTGTACGTCACGCTGCGCTGCTGGCACGTCGACCACTTCGGCCAGGTAGTCCGACATCGCCCCGGCCAGATCCTGCATCTCGGATGCGGCATCGTCCGCGGCTGACGCCGTAGAGCGCAAACCGGCGGGTAGTTCGTCATTCACCAGCGTGCCGACGCCACGAATCTGCTCTTCCCCGCCAGAGATCGTCCCCCAAAGATCGGTGAACCCGTTGGCGATCAACCCCGGACCCAACCCCCACAGACCCTCGAGCCACTGGCCGGGGTCAAGGTTCGTGAGGCCCTCGGAGAGGTTCGTCACCGCCTCCGTGATGTTCTCAATGGCCGGGAGCGCACGGGCACCGACAGTCTCCTGAGCTTCCCCGAACGACTCCGTCATCCGGTTCCACTCGTTCCGGGCGTTCTCGGCGCCGGCAGAGAAGTCTTCGCCCATGCTGTTACCGAGACGTTCAGTGGCGATGGCGGCGCCAGCGGCGGCCTTCTCGAACTGGGTCAGTTCATCGGCGCTTTCCTTCCCAGGGTCTGCCAGCGCCCGAGCGTTGATCTCGGCCGAGGTGAGGCCAATCCCGAACCCGGCAGTGGCGCGCCCGCCACGAGCAAGAGCCGTGGCGAGACGTTCAGCGACCGCCCCTGCATCACCCAGTTCAGGGTTCAACGCTGCGGCACGCAACGCCAGAGCGTTGATGTTGTCCGATGCCTCAACGATCTGAGAACTACTCGCGCCAGTCGACTCAGCGAACGTCACGAACGATGACGTGGCATTCAACATTGCCTCGTCTGAAGATCCGATCTTCAACGCAAGTTCCCCGATGTCGCCGGAAAGTCCGCCGACATCGATAGACGACAGCTCGTCTGCCATCCCCCCTGCGACATACTGGAACCGCTGCGAGGCAGACTCCGCGTCGATGGCCGCTTGAGAGAACGCCACCAGTCCGGCTGCCGCTGCTCCGCCCGCTACCGCAGTTGCGCCAAGCGCACCAACGGCTCCACCAGTGGCGCCACTGAGCCCGCCAAGGCCACCCAGGGCACCTTGGGCGGCTTCGCCCATCGTTCCGATCGAACCCGACAGGTCATCGATCGACGCCTGCGCAGCCTCGGTGTCAGCCGACACCGGGATCTCGACCGGCGACCCCTCCAGACTGTCGATCTCGGACTCGGCCGACGCCACATCAGCATCGACCGGCACCTCGACCGGCGACGCCTCCAAGCCCTCCAGCTCGGCTTCGGCAGCCGACACGTCAGCCTCAGCCGACACCTCGATCGTGCCGTCGATCGACGCGAGAGCGGAGTCGATCGCATCAGCGACCGTGTCAGTCCTCGCCTCGACATCGACATACGCGGTACCCGCAGACGCCATCAGTCACCACCTCCGAAGAACTTGCGGACAGCGTCACGAGTCGACAACGCCGGCTCAGGGTCAGGCTCCACCGCACGGGCCAACAACGTCACCGCCCCGGCAGGCAGGCACTCCACCAACGCCAACAGGCGACGACACCCCACCGGCTCCGGGCCCCACAGCGCCGACCGCAGATCGATGCGGTACACCGCCTGGAAGTCAGCCTCCAACGTCGGCCAGTTGCGCTCCACGAACGCCACCAGCCCCATCATTTCCCCAGCGACACCCCGAACGTGGAGAACAGCGCGCCCATGTCCTGTTCGGACGGCACCAACGCCAGGAACTCTTCGGCCTCGGACGGGTCCAACAGGACCATCTCGACCACCGAACGGCGCCCACCGGAGCGCCACACCTCAGCCGCCGCGAACGGCAACTCAGGGCGCAAACGCCAAAGGCGGCCGCCGAGCAGAAAAGTCCGCTCGCCGGCCGCCTCCAAACGCGCAGCACGCAACGCATCGCCATCGACGGTCGCGACCTGCTCTTCTTCTTGCCCTTGCCCTTTGACGGCCATGATCAGGTGCCCACCAGAGCGAACTGGCCAAGCTCAGGATCGTTCGTCTGGAACGCCCACGGCTTCTGACCGGGAGTGCCGGACTCGAGCACGTCGAACTTGAGCGGCATGGCCACCGGCTCGGTTCGCATGAGGTTGAAGTCGACGGTGTCGGACACGATGCAACGGCGGAACAGCCACCGGTACCCGTAGTCGCCGTCCTCGGCCTCGATGATGATGGACCGCTCGTCCACGAAGTCGGGGTCGGGCGGCTCGTAGTAGTACTTGTTCGCACCGCTGGAGCCGAACGCACCGCCGCCCATCGCCAGACGGAAGCTGGCGAACGTGAGCTGGAGGAGCGAGAACGACACCGAGGTCGGCGTGTCGGTGATGAGCCGTCGCAGCGGGTAGCCGGACTGCCACGACTTGATCTCCTTCGTGACACGACCGAACGAGAAGCCGACACCGGCCTCGGTCGTGTAGCCCATCTCCACGAATCCGGTGGCGCCGGACACGGGGACAGCCGCGGTGATGTCGGCAGGGAACGACTCGTTGGCGTCGCCAACGTAGACGTGCCCCGTGCCAGGAATGACTAGCTGGTCAGCGTCGAGGGCCATCGACACCACCACCTTTCTGTTGTTGGGCGCGCCGGGTGGCGCGGTGGGTCACCCGCCGTGGCGGGGTCCTGGTGCTCTCGGCCCGAGAGGGTGCCGCCGTTGACCGGGCTAGGTCGTGGGCAGCGGGGCGGGGCGGACCGTGACGGTCACGTCCAGCGTGTAACGAGGCTTTGCCGGCTCGAAGTCGGCGTCGGGCAGGTAGGCGAGCGGGCCGAACCGCACACCGCACACCACCCCCAACGGCTGCACCGGGGCCTCGTCAACGATCTTGGCGAGCTCTTCACGAATGGCGTCCATCGTGTCGAGCGTCGTGGCTTTGCTCCCGCCGAACACGTCGATCTGGATGCGGGCGGCGTCCATGTGCAACGGGCGGGACATGGGCGGAACCCCACCGACACGGGTGAGGCGCACCAGCGGGAACGTCTTGGTCTCGGGCAGCGCCGTGTAGACCCGCTGGCCGACGTAGGCGGTCACCTCGGACTGTGACCGCAGGTACTGGGACACGAGCGCTTCTACGTCTACGAGGCTCATGCGGCAGCCCTTTCGGGAATGTTCAGCTTGGCGAACTCTCCGAACGCCTCGCGCGCTGCGATGTCATACGCCTGAGCGGCGGACACCTCATCACCGTGCAGCCCCAGGTAGTGGCGATGGTTCTCCACGGTGATGTACGCCTGCCATTTTGCCGCTCGCTTGTGGAAGCTGACGCCCTTGAATCGGGACGACCCACCACGCGGACCCGTGTTCGCCATGTTCTGGCTTCGCGTGGCTATCCGCAGGTTGGAACGCTGGTTGTTCAGTCCATTGCCGTCGATGTGGTCGACTTCAAGACCGCGCGGCACGGACATGATCAGCCGGTGCATGTACACATTTCGCCCGCCCGCCCCACGCACTGCGTAGAACGTGGACCCCATCGGGAAGCACGTCCACTTGTGACCCGAGATGAGGGGCATGTCGGCTTCGTCAATGGTTGCGACCATGCCGCGTGTCAGTGGAACGGTCGCCGGGGTCACAGCTCGTGGAACTCCAGACCGGACGCCTCGACCGCACGGCGCAGCGGGGCACGAGGCCCGGAGCGCACGCTGCCCCACTCCTCGATGTGTGCGAACGGTCCCGTCATCGCCACGGTGCAACCCCGGTCGGTGTCGGACACCTCGACAGGGTTGGACCTGGCGCCGGGGAACCCGATGTTGCCCTCACACGCCGAGCCGATCTCCTCCGACACCTCGCGCACCTGCTCGCGCACCGCCTCACGCACCGTGTCATCGAAGTCCCCGCCAGGCTCGAACGACCCGGCCATCAGGCAGCCTTCCGGGCGTTGCACTCCACGTGCGACTCCGACTGGGTGCGGGGGTTGCGCACCGGCCACGGCGGGCCCACCACCTCGAGCACCAACGTGCCGACGGTGATCTTGTCCAGACCGTTCACGGTCGTGCCAGCCGGGAGCATGACCAGCCAGTCCTCCTGCTGCACCTCGCCCTTGCCGTCCTTCGTCTCGGAACGGGACCGCTGCTCGGCGTAGCACACGGTCGACGTGGTGGCCTCGGTCTGGTCGGGGTTGCCGTACCGGTCGGCAGTGCCGGCGTCGGTGCGGGTCGTGATGGTGCAGGTCTGGTTGAGCAGACCGGCCAGGGTCACGAGAACACCCGCACCCGGTAGCGGTCCAACAGCGCACGCTCTTCGTCCAGCAGCGACACCGCCCCACCAGTCCGGGAGTACGACACCGAGTAGGACCCGACGCTTTCGCTGTTCACCCCGTCGGGCGAGCCGAGCGTGCGGGCGGCCAGCGCCAGACACACACCCTTGACCACACCGGGGATGGCCGCGAAGCCGTGGGTGTAGGTCACGGACACCTGCGCGCCGGGCCCTCCCCAGTCGCCCCACCCGTTGATCAGGTAGTCGGGGCCGTTGACCGACAGGACCCCGTCGACCTTCGTGCCCCGATACAGGGTGTGCGCCCCGTCCCACACCCAGTCCGTGTCGACCGCCAGGACCGTGTCACCGATGGACACCGCAGACACCGCCGTCACCGGGCGCTCAGGCAGCTCCAGCTTCTCTCCGAACGTGCCGGGGAACACGGCCGTCGTGGTGGCCTGCGTGAACGACTGCCGGCAGTACGCCTGAATGGCGGCGGTAGCGGCGTCGAGCAGCAACGTCGCCCGGTCCGTCGCGACCGACGTGCCCGTGTACGCCTCAAGGTCGGCTTCGGTCGCGAACGCCATCAGGGCACCACCGGGAACCCAGGCGACAACAGCGCGACCTCGGCGTTGGAGAGAGCCCGGTCCCACACGGCGAAGGCGTAATGCTCCGACGGCTGACCCAGCTCGAGCATGGCGGAAGAAGTGATCGGGCCACGTCCGACCGGGGTGCCGGCGAGCTGCACGACCTCGATCGCCTCGTGGTCACCTTCAACGGTCACGGTGGACACCACTCCCGATTGGAGCGTGACGGCGGTGTTTGCCATTGGTCAGGCCTCCCGGTCGATCAGTCGTTGCATGGCTTCCCGGTCACCGTTGGCGGCCAGGTAGCGGCGGTTGAGTCGTTCGTTCACCCCGGTGGGGCGGCCGATCTTGTCGGCCTGCTTCGACTTCGGGTGGCGCAGGTGCCACACGGACGCATCGAGCCGATGGTGCGGCCCGGCCAGCGTGTCGAGCGCTGCGCCTAGCGACGTGTCCTCGCCGCCCCATCCGATGAAGCGTGGGTCGAACCCGCCAACCCGGTCGTAGGTCTCGGGGGTGAGGGCGAAGATGCCGCCACCGGGGAACAGCCGGTACGGGTTGTTGTTGCGGGTCCCCATGTCGAGCGAGCTGCGGGCGGTGGGCCATTCGACGGGCCGGTCGGGGTCGCGGGCCACGATGTCGGCGGTGGCCGGTGCGTTCAGCCGGTAGACGTTCCCGCACGGCACCACCCACGGGTGCGCTAGTGCGAGCTCGGCGGCCTCTTTCAGGGTGGGCCAGGACTCGACCCACAGGTCGGCGTCACAGATGACCCACACGTCACCGGTCGCCCACCGTGCAGCGTCTGCGACGGCGTCGGCTTTGCACCACCGGTCTGCCCGGCAGCGCCCCTCGATGATCTCCCATTGCGGGCGGAGCGCTTCCCACCGGGCCCGCAGCCATTCCCAGTTGGTCTCGCGTGTGTCGTTGTGGCCGTCCCCCAGGGGGACGATCAGGGAGACGTTCACGCCGCTTGCGGTTCGGCCATCATGGTCAACCACCTCGGCGACAACACGGTCCACGAATGAGCAGCAGCCCAGGCCCGAGACTCGGCCTGCGCCTCAGCCCGGTAGGCGGGGTCAGCCATCGTGTCCATAGCTGCGGCCAACGAGATCGGGGACACGTCATGCACAGCCACACGGCCACATGGCATCGTCACCTTGCGCCAGAACTGGGCGGGCACACGAGGACCCGGCCACGCCCGGTTCGGCGTCAGGTCCGACATGAGCACGGCCAGACCGGCAGCGCACGCCTCCTGCACCGGCAGGCACAGCCCGCCGTAGCGGCGAGGCAACACCAGCGCATCGGCGTCGTCGTACAAGCGCCAGTAGTCGGCAGGCGGGTCGAGCAGCGTCACGGTGACGTGCGGGGGAATGTTCGGCAGGGACGGCACCTCGCCGTGCTGCACCACGATGCGGACCTCGCACGGTTGGGTCAGGTGCGGGAGTGCGTTGACGACAGTGTCTGTGCCGTTGCGGTCAGCGAGGGCACGCTTCCCGGCGACGTGCAGCCACCGGCACGGGCCGTCGTGCGGTTCGGCCGGCGTGAACCGGTCGGTGGCGACGGGGAACGGCACGACCTCGGTGCGGTGCGGCATGACCTCACGGCGCCAGTCGGTAGCGGACCACAGGCGGGTCGGGTCCTGCGCGCCGGTCCAGAACTCGGGGTTGGCATGCAGCACGGTCGTGACCCCGGTAGCCGTCGCCCACTTCGGGATTCGGTGGTCGTAGAACGTTTCGGCGGCGTAGACCGCGTCGACGGTGCGGAGCCAGTTGCGAACGGCCTTGGGGTCGAGCCCTGACTGCCAGCGGACACGCACGGCGTCGGGGGCACGCTCAGGGTGCGACGGTGCGGACGGGTCGTGGGTCTCTATGAAGAGGACGGATGCGTCAAGGTTGCGGGCGGCTTCCCATGACTGGATACCGAGGCCACGGTCGGTGAGCGGCGAGATGACGCCAACCCTCATGTGTAGAGTGTCCGGCGAAGTACCGCCCGGCCGTTGCGGTTCAGCACCATTGGACCCGTGCCAAGCAGTGCCCCGAGATGGCGATCGGGCAACAAACAGCCCTTCGCATTCGCGAGGGGTTGTTTGCGTTTCACAGCTCGATCACCTTCGGGTCGGTGCCACGCCCGTCCAGGTGCGTCGACCGCTTGATGTCACCCTCGGGCGCGTACATCGTCAGGCGGAACCGGCCGGGGTCGTGGTGCTGCAGCCAGTCGTTCTCCACGACACCGAACATCCGATCTTCGATCATGCCGTCGGAGTCACGCCACCACCGGGCATCCATCCACGTCCGGTAGACGCCGGTGGCGGCAAGGTGCGGGCGCTGCGACCACTGCACCGTGCGGAGCAGCGGCACCCCCTCCAGCAGGCGGGGCACCTCGTCAACCATCAGGTGCTTGTGCGGATCGAGGACGTTGGCCTCGTGGTGGAAGCGGATCAGGTTGGTGGCGCCGGACAGGACCGCACGGGCGCACCCGACCCAGTCCACGTCACCGATCAGCGGTGTGTCGTGCTCCACGAACAACACCAGCGGGGTCCGCACCTCGTCCAACACCCGGCGAGTCATGCCGACCTGATGCGTGTGGGTGTCGAACAGGAACGGGGTCACCCCCGACCAGACGTGGTTGCACTCCCACGCCAGACGGCGCAGGTACTCGTCGTAGTCAGCGAACCGGTGCGTCATGTTGGCGGCCACACCGTCAGCCATGATCAGGATCTCGGCGCCCGGCAGGCGGTCACGCACCGAGGCGACCGTCTCCGAGATGATGTCGAGCGAAGGGTGCGACGGGATGGTCGACGTGGGCATCAGGACCGTGACCGTGTCGTCCACCCCACGGGTCGGGGCGGGCAGGCCGGACACCTCGGCCACATCGTCCAGCAGGTCGAGCGCCATACGCCGCTTGTGACGCACCCACCATGCTTGACACTCGGCGGCATTGCGGGGCCACCCGTGCAACGCAGCGGCGATGTACTTCTCGACCTCGTGCCAGTGCGCGACCTGCTCGAACGGCGCTTGGGGTGCGACCATCTCCCAGTAGCCGCGACCGGGGTAGGCGGCGGGGGCGGTCATGTCGGCCAGCGGGACGCACCCGGCCTCGAGCGCTTCGTAGAGTCGGAAGCTGTCGGGGGTGGCGGGCCCGGACGGGCACGGCGCCACCCTGGCGGACGCCATGCGGGCCAGATACTCGCCCCGATCGAACCCTTGCATGAAGCCGGGCGTAGCGGTCACGTCACGGGACCAGCCACGCTGCGACCCGTTCAGCGTCTTGAACAGCTCCCAACGGCGGTCGTGGGTGTTCTGGCCGGCGAGGTAAACGTCGATGTTGCGGTCGCGGTTGCCGATGCCGGCGAGGGTGGGGCGGGTTGCGGCGTTGAAGCCCTCACCGATGAATCGGGTGCCGTCGGGGTAGGTGCGGTCGGGCCGTGGGGTCATCACCCACAGGCGCACGTTCGGGAGGCGGACGGCGTTGGCGTCGAACGTGGACTCTTCGTCGCTGGTGAGGATGAGCACGACCCACGGCAGCGGAGCGATCAGGTCGATGACCTGCTCGGGTGTGTAGTAGCGGGCGGGGCACACGACCACGGCGCCGGTCTCAGCGGGTGGGTTGAGCCTGTGCGTGAACCGGTCGGGCGGGGTGATCAGGTCGATGATGTGCTGGTCGTCGCACAGCGGGTGCGCTTGAAGCCACCAGACGGGGATCATCGCGGGTCGAACCGCCAGTGCGCCTCGTGGTCCGTCGCCAGGTGCGTGCCGTCGTAGCCGGCCTTGTCCATCAGGTGCAGCACATCGGCCGGAGACTGGCCGTACATGTCACGCAGGAACACCTCGTGGATGCTCACGAACACCGTCGGCCGGTGCTTCGCCAGCGTCTTCGTGGCGCCACGCAGCACGTACCACTCGCTGCCCTCGACATCCATCGTGAGCACGTCCGGCACCTGACCGGTTCGGCGCACGAGCTCGTCCACGGTGGTGGTCGGTACCCGGTCCTGCTCCTGCGCCATGTGGGCGAACCCGGCAGCGGGGTCGATGATGCCGGTGGCGCAGTCCGGCCAGCCCCGGAAGAACCCGCGGCGGATGCCGTCAGGGTTCGTGGGAATCGTGATGTTGGACCCGACGAACCCGACGAACGTCGCGGCCGGTGGGGTCAGGTCGTTCTCGTCGAAGATGGCTTTGATGCACGGCCAGACCCAGGGGTTGGGCTCGATTGCCACGAGAGCGCCTGTGTGCGCCCAGGATGCGAGCAGAGCGGTCATGTCGCCCTGCTCTGCACCGATGTCGTACACGACGTCTGAGGGCTTGATGGTGTCGTGCATGGCGGCGAGCCGTTCGGCCTCCCACTTGCCGCCCCCGGCGGGGTTCATGTACTGGATGGCACGGTGCGACGGAAGGCGCATCGTCCAGGTGTCGTTGATGCGGGTGGGGTAGTGGTAGGTGCGAGCCAAATCGTTCACTTGAACCACCTGCCCATCCGTCGCTTATTCTCAAGCTCCGAACGCAACAGTCCCACTCCGGCGAAGATCCACACGCCGACGGGGACCGCCACCATAAGCGCAACCAGAAGGAGAGCACTCACGCCGGCACCCGCTCGGGCCAGTACGACAGGCTGCGACCGGAGTCGAACGGCGTCGTGTACGTCTCGTGCGACGGCATCCCGTTCCACTTGCTCACGTAGGACACACGGCCTCCAGCACCTGCGCCATCCGCACGGTGTAGGTGTGCCGTTCCAACGTCTCGGCCTGCATCTTGGCGGCGTCACCGCGCCGGGTATTCCACACTTCCAGCGGCTCATCAATGGCAGCCTTGAGTGCGTCCCAGTCACCGAGAGGCCACGTCACCACCGAGGGATGCTGCTCGTGCAGACCGTCGACCTCGGGGTGGATCAGGTAGCCCTCGCGGCCGGTGATCTCCGGCACCCGGTCTGACCAGTACCGCACCATCGGCCCACCATCGGCACGGGGTGCGAGGCACGAGTCACCGACCCACACCTTCACCGAGGCGATCAGGTCGTCGCCACGGATACCGGGCTGGCCCGGCTCAGGGAAGAACCGCACCCGGTCCCCGTAGGTGGCACGCAGCCACTCGACCAGCTCGCGGCGGTGCGTGTGCTCCCCGTGGTAGTGACGCCACGACCCGAGAAACCCGATGTCGCTGCGCCACTCGTCCCGTGGGGTGCCACGCTCACACTCGAACTCGGACACACCGGGCGGCATCCAGTGGTGGTTGACGCCGGCCACAGCCCACTCGATGTCGTGCGCCCCGTCGGTACTGAAGAAGTGCTCGCACCGGAAGAACGGCTCCGACCACACCGAGTCTTCGCGTCCGTTCTCACGCAGCCCCCACCAGCGGTCTAGGTGAAAAGAGCAGGTCGGGACGTTGGCACGGCGTGCCTGTAACAGCATTCGCCGCTGCTCGCCGTGTGGGATGCGGTCGCACAGGTCTTTCGTGCGCGTCCACAGGATGACGTCGAAGTCGGCCACCCGGTCGGTGAGCTCTCGCCACCGGTCGGGCTGGCCTTCCTGGCACAGCCACACGTCGTGGCCGATGTGCTCAAGGGCCTTGCGGACCTCGTTCTCGGTGGAGTGCGGCGGGTCGAAGTTGCCGACGTAGGCGATGTTCACCGGGCGTCACCGCCGAGTCGTCGCACCTCGTTGCGCTTCTCTATCATCTCGTCAGCGAGACGCAGGCACGTCAACCTGACGAACATAACCATCAGCGCCACCGACTCGTTCTCGGGGTCCCGGCCCAAAGCGTCCTTGAGTTCAGCCAGCTTGGCCGCGCCCTCGGCGTGGCGGCGTTTGGATTCCGCCCAAGACATCTCGGCTTCGATAAGCCGGTTTGATCGGGGGCGAAGTTCCCGTCGTGCGGGTTCCCACGGCGCTACAGCGAGTGGCCCGTTCGATGTGTGTTCAAGCCGGGTGGGGGCCGGTTCGGTCCACGTTGAATACTTGACGACGAACTCGTCAGATTCAGGCACTCGTCGGGCACGTCGGCCTGACTTCCACTCGCCGGCGCTGGGGACGTTCGGGCATCGCCACTGGTGGTCGGCCCTGTAGTAAACGGGTGTGAACTTGCGCTTGTCCGGCATCTCTTGAATGCGGCCGGGGTGCGCCTTGGGTTCAGGGACGGGACCGACGGCCTCGTCGTACAATTCACTTTCGGCAGTTGCCTGCATGCCGTTCTCCTTCGTTGGCCCAAGGTGTGCGGCCCGAAGGTGGCGGCAGGACCGAAGTCCCACCGCCACCACTCCCTCGGGCCAAGGGAGAACTACTCAGCCTCAGGTGGGCTGGGAGACGACGGCGCCGAACGGGAACGTGTTTGCGTCCGACTGGCCGCTCGTCGGGGTGACGGGGTCGGCAACAGCCCAGCCGTAACGGGCCACGAACCGCATGGCGACCGAGTCCTGCTGCATGAGGTTGAGGACCACGTTTCCGGAGTCGTCCGAGATGACACCCTCCGTGAAGATGCGCCACGAGATCTCCTGGCGATAGCCGACCACGGCCTTCGTCCAGTCGCCCGCAACGATGGTGTAGTCGTTGTCCCACGCACCGTTCATCACCTCGTTCAGCGAGTAGCCGTAGAGGCCCTGGCCGCCACCGTTGGCGAGCGACTGGGTGTAGATCGGCTCGCCGGTGGTGGACCGCAGCGACATGAGCCGCCACTGGGTGCCGGGCCGGGTGATGAACCCGGTGATCCCGAACCCGTCCTTGGCGATGGCCTCACCGACGTAGGCGAGGTCGGCGGCGAAGTCGTCGCCGGACACACCCTCGGTGAAGTCGTTGTTGGACGCCTCGATGCCGGTCGACAGAGCGGCACCCCAGGTGGACGGCTTGTTGGTCCCCCACAGTGCGGCGTTGTCGAACGTCTTGCCGATGGCCTGCGCGGCCAGCGGGGCGACGTTGTCCCAGATCGGGACCTGCGAGTCGTCCAGGTACGCCTCGGGCACCGGGACGATGCAGGCGATCTCCTCGGCCACCAGCTCGAGGTTCTCCCAGTCGGCCGACGTGGTCTGCTTCATGCCGGTGTCACCCGACACGAAGTAGGCGGTCGGGAGGGTCGAGAGGACCGGCTGGCGGCCGGACTTCGAGGTCATCGGGGCGCGCCGGGCGAGGGACTGCACAGCCGAAGCGTGCGCCGCCACCTGGATCACGTCCGCCGAGACCGGAGTGGGAACCAGCGGGTCATTGCTGGCATCGCGGGAGATGAGGTCGGAATAGGTCGTCATTGGGGACGACCTCCTTTCAGGGGGTCACTGACGTGCCCCTCGCGCTGCCGCTCGGATCACGTCATCCATGTTGTTGGGTTGACCCGTCGAAGGCTTCGCGCCGCCACCGGGGAGGGCCGACGGCTTCGCGCCGGCGGCAAGATACGGCTTGTCTTTCGCAAGCCTGGTCACCGCGGCCTCGATGGCCTTGGCGTCCACTTCGCCGTCTTCATCAACCTCGAAGTCATCGAGGTCCAACAGTCGAACGGCGTCGTTGGGGTCCTGCAACACGCCACCCGCCGCGGCCTTCACCTCGGCGCGGAGGATGCGTGCGTTTGAGACGGATAGAGCCTCGGTGCGGCCTTCCGCCCTCGCGGCGGCTAGTGCCTTCTCCGACTCGCTCTGCGTTGCCTCTTGCATCTTCTTGAGGTCCCGCTCCAGCTTCTGGCGGGCCTTGCGTTCACGCTCCAGGTCGAGCAGCACGGCACGGGTCGAGCCGTCGCCCTCTTCGACACGCGACGCACTTCGGGGAGGGACGATGATCTCGTCGTCTTCCGCCGGTACCGGCGGAACAGCCGGGGGTGCCTGGTCCGTGGTGTCGCTCATCACTTGGCCGCCTTGATCTGCTGGCGCCGCCTGATGAGTCGGTTGTACTCGTCAAGGTCGAGCGTCCGTTCAGGGTTGGCGGCCCTGCGGATGGCACGCCCGGCGTCGTCGTACGCCTTCGATGCTTCTGCAAGTGCGGAGCGGGTCCGCCGGTTGGTCTGCTTGTCGAAAGCCTCACGCGCCTTGAACAGCGCATCTTCGGCTTTCAGGAACTCGGCCTCGAGTGCGTCGAGGTCGGAGGGTGCTTCGGAGGGCATCGCGCCCCTTTCATGTTGGGGCCACCCGTCGCGGGCAGCCGGTGCTTCTCAGGCCGGGATTTGCGCCGGGCCTGTGAAGTCGTGGGCGGCGTCGGCCAGTACTGCACCGAGCTCGCCGTGTTCGTGGACAGCCACCTCAGGCAAGATCACCTCGCCTGTCTGGCCGTCAACACGGAAGTGACGGGCCTGCCAGTAGTTCCCGTCCTTGCCGGCGTTGGCATCCTTGATGTTGCGGAGCGTCTGCCGGTTGAAGTCCTTGATGGCCCGGTCGTTCTCGCGGAACACCGGGGCGATGCCGCACTGGCAGTTGGCGTGCAGCGGGTCGAGGTTGGCCGACTTGTACCGCTGCGTAGAGGCTGTGGCGCAGAAGGCGCAGGCGTCAGGGTCTATGACCCGTTCCCATCCGATGATCTTGGACTCGGCCGGGACGGTGGCCGACTCTTGGAAGGCGTCGGCCGACGCACGCATCGACAGGCTGATGTCGGTGGATGCGGACTGAGCGGCACGCACACCGGCGGCGTTCATGGCGTCCATGAACTGCGCACCGTCGGACAGCGCCGACCAGAGCTGCACGAACGGGCGGGTGTAGACCGTCGCAGGCTCGGCGCCGTTGCGGACCGCGGCACCCACGAGGTCGTCCACCGGCAGGCCGACCGCACGGGTACGGGTCGCACGGGCCAGGTAGGCGTCAGTCAGAGAGATGGTGCGCCGCTGGCCGGCGTCCACCACCGGCAGGGTTACGGAGAGGAACCGGTCCACGTCCGCCTGGTCCCACGAGCCCAACGTGCGCCAGTTGCGCTCCACGCGGGCCGAGACCCGCTTGCGAACGTCGATGAGTGCGTCGCGGTAACGCTCCGCCAGGACCGCTTGGCGGTTAGGCACCGGCCGCAGGGACGGCGGGCTCGGTCAGGTCCGCAGGAACCGGGGCGAACAGATCCTCCTCGGCCTTGATCGCCTTGATACGGGCGATCTCCTGCGGCGAGTAGCCCAACTTCTCCCACAGGATCTCGTCAGGGACACCGAGCGTCTGCTGCTTGAGCACGGCATCTACGTGCTGTGCCTCAGTCCGCGATTCGGCGTCAGCCCACACGACCTCCGCCTGCGACGCCTCGGCCAACGCCGGCACACCGGCGATACGGCCGGCGAGGCGCATGGCCTCTTCCCAACCCTCTCCGTAGAAGCGCTGCTTGCGGTGGACCTTCTCAACCAAGCCTGTCTCAGCGGCCTTGATGGACTCACCACTCAGGCGGTCGGCACTGGCGTTCAAGTAGTGCGGCGGCGTCTTCGAGATGGAAGCGATGTGCTGCACGATCAGGTCCAGCGCGATCGTGAAGTTCCGAAGGTCGGCCGCCGGGAAGGTCCCGAACGACCCGTCCGGAGACTCGTTGATCATCAGCTTCGCCGTGTCGACCTCAGGCTCGACCGGCTTGTTGGTCACGGGGTCGACCGGCACCTCGAGGCCAGTGGCGTAGCGCGCCGGCAATGCCTGCTTCTCAGACGCCACCAGCATGTCAGCGAAGAGCTTGTTGGCGGCGTCCTGAAGCGGAATCACCTCGCACAGGTCAGACTGTGCGTAGATCCCCTGCTTGGAATGGCGGATCGACGGGCGGTTCGGGAGCTCCACCACCGGGACCACGCCCAGCGGGTTCGGCTGCTCGGCTACGCCGTCCATGTCGTCGGGCTGCCACTGCACCTGCTCGGCCTGCACGAACGACGTGCCCTCGGGACGGGCGGCCCGTGTGCGGAACCGATAGAGACCGTCCGGCAGCCAAAGCTCAGCACGGTCGAAACCCCAGTCGTCGGAGAACAGCCGCAGCCCGGCGCGCCGTTCCCGGTTCTTGCGAGGGTGGCACTCCACGATCGCGTCCGATGCCGACGCCACACAGATGTCCGGCATCGACGGGTCGTCACCCACCCACACGATCGCGTAAGCGGTGCCATTCACGATGGACGCAAGGTGCGCGAGCTGTGACTGGCCGTCCATGTCGTTCTCTTGCCAGATGCGCCAAGCGTCCTTGTCGGCCTCGGTCTGCTCCCCGACCCGGAACCCGTCGATGTTCAGGCGTTCCTCGGGGGAGTCGGCGACAATCCGCATCCAGTTATCAGCGAAGGCGTCAAGCTGGCCGTTGAACGTCTGGCGAAACCGCTTCGACATGAACTTGAGGTCGTGGACGCCGTCGTAGTAGTCCGACGTGACCTGCACCTCGCCACGGCGAGCGATCAGTCGCTTGTGCAGCCGGCGCAGCCACCACTCAGGGGAACCAACGGGGGCATCAGCCATACAGCGCCCCCTTTCGTGGGGTCAGAACACCAACAACCGGCCCGGCTTGCGCACCTCGGGCTCAGGCTCACGCATCACGTCGCCCCGCGCCTCGACCGCCAGAACGGCGCAGACGAGAAGGTCGATCTTGTCCGGCGACTGCGGGAACTTCTTACGCACCGACAGGTGACCCCGGTCCTTCCACCGTCGGGCGTTCCCGACGTGAGCGGCCAACCGGGGGTCGCCGTCGTGGGTGAGGGACTTCGTCGCAACGCTCGTGTGGAACAACTCCAGCGCGTGGCCCATCGGCGTCGGGCGGTTCGTCCACCACTCCCGCACCACGTCACCATGCGCCCCGTACCAGCGGGCCAGGTCCTCCTGCCAGTACGGCGGGTCGCCGTACAGCGCCCGCACGTCCCACCGGTCGAACGCAGCGGCGACCGTCACGTCGACCGCAGACTTCGGCACCTCGCCACCGTGCTCGGCGGGGTCCCACACGTCGACCACGAACACATGACCGTCAAGCGTGCAGCCGACAAGGCCGGTGGTGTCATCGAATAGCGAACCATCGAATCCCAGCGTGATCGTTGTCCCATCGGGCGGGGCGGTCATGTCCGGGTGGCGGCACTCGTCCCACACCAGCGGCGACAGGAACGCATCCTCAGCGGCCACGATCCGGTTGCCGAACCACCGCTCCGCCTGCGCGGCGTCACGGTCCAACAGCTCAACGATCTCGGCATCGATGCGGTCCAGGTCTACCCAGCCGCCACGTTCCACCGCTGAATCGCCGTAGGCGGCGAGGAGAAGCTTGCGGCGTTCCCGCTTATTGCGGATCGACAGGTTCGCAGGTGGTTCCGAATGGTCCCGGTAGATGTCGGCGGCCTTCGACTCCGCGGTGCGTTGCGCCACAGACTGCTCGGCGGGGTCCCATGCGTTGGGCGTTTCGATGCTGCGGCCACCCATGCCGGCGAGGCCACGAAGCTGATTATCCGACAGCGTCCACCCGCCGTTCGACTTCAGCCACGACTCCGTCTGGTCCTGCACCGCAAACGTGATGCGCTGGCCGAGGCGGCTGCGAGCCGACGCCGTCACCGGTTCGATCAAACCCCCGCCCGGGAGGTTGATGCGGGTAAGGCCCGTGTCTGGCACGTCAGCCTTGAAGTCCCCGAGCTCGATCATCGGCAGCAACGCCCGCCAGATGTTGTCCGTCTGGTCCTCGCTGACAGCAGTGATCTGGATGTGAGGCGAGATCCACGGCTTGCCCACCGGCTGACCGTTGGCGTCCCACCCGTCGAACCGGACGGGCGCTTCGGGGTGAGCCTCAGCCGCAGCCATCGCCGCCGAGAAGGGACCCTTGCCCCACTTCTGTGGGCGAGTCAACTGCGAACGGCGAAACACGAACAGGCCCGTCTGCGGGTCGAGCTCGTAGTGGCGAACCAAGAACTTCAGTTGCTCCCGAGTCACTGCGAAGTTGTCGCCCATCGCCTCCCGGTCAGGAATGGCGCACTTGGCGAAGATCAGTTGCGCCACGTCCCAGCCGAGCGAACAGATCGGCCGTTCATTGGTCGGGCCGCACCACCCGCCGCTACGAGGCAAAGTCGGCTGCGGACAACTGAGGCAGAGCACGCAGCGGGGTGACCGACGCCTCCTCAGGCACGGCGATCTCGAAGCGGGCCTGCTTCAAGTGGTACGGCGTGAGCAGCAACCGCTCCTCCAGCTTGACGACCTGGCCGAGAAGCGACGCCGAAGCGCCTGGCTCCTCAGCCTCGAGCAGCACCCGCACGTAACGGGCCACCACCCGCTCAAGGTGCTGTGTCTCCCACACGACGGCTTGCGGCATCGACCACACGGCACGCCACGCCTTCGACTCGGCGGTGGTCGCACGGGAGATTGGCCACTTGGGTGCCGGACCGGGTCGCCCGGCAGCCGGCAGTGCGTTCATGGGCAGGTCTTTGTTGCGGCGCACCCGCTGGGTGGGGTGCTTCGGAGCGGGGGGCATCGCGCCTCCTCCTAACCAATGAGGCGGAGCTGATCGCCAGCGCCGCCGGTGTTGACATGCTTCGCCGTGTTGCAGTCGAGGTGGGAGCACTGGACATTTGCCAGTGTGTGGGTGCCGCCCTTGGACAACGGGACGACATGGTCAAGGCTGGCGGACTTCGGATGCGGCCATGCCAAGTCGAGGTTTACCGTTCGACCGCAGATGCCGCAGCGCCAACCATCACGCTCAAACACATCGGCGGGGATGATGCGCTCGCCTGCGTCGCCCATCTTCTTGCGGGCACGACGGCGGTGGTAGGCGGCCTTCTTGGTGTCGTTCCATGCCATCGACTCAGGATGAGCTTTGCGGTAGCGCAGGTTCTCCTGCCGCTTCCACTCGGCGTAGTCGGGCCTCGACCGGCGTTGCTCGTGCGCCCGGCGGATGCGA